CACGCTCATCGTCGTTGCCCGTGTTCAGCTTCAAACGCAAAAACTCCTCAATGTCGGCATGCCACGGCTCCAAATAGACCGCAAAGGACCCATTGCGCTTTCCACCCTGGTTCACGTACTTGGCCGTGTCATTGAACACCTTCAGCATCGGCGTGATGCCCGTGGACTTGCCATTGGTGCCCTTGATGACTGCATCGCGAGCCCGAATGTTGTGGACGCTCAGACCAATACCACCCGCCCACTTGGAGATCTGAGCACACTCACCCAGCGTATCGTAAATCCCCTTGATGCTGTCGTCCTGCATGTGGACCAGAAAGCACGAGCTCAACTGAGGATGCTGTGTTCCCGAGTTGAACAGGGTCGGCGTGGCGTGAATGAAATACCCCTGTGACAAGGCATCGTAGGTCTCCTTGACCCTTGCAAAGCTCACACCATGAAGCTGGATGGCCACCCGCATCCACATGTGCTGGGGGCGCTCCCACACACGGCCATCACGGCGGTGGAGCAGGTAGCCCTTCTCCAGCGTCTTGTAGCCAAAATAGTCAAACATGAAATCCCGAGAGTAGTCGATCATCGACTCAAACTCCAGATCCTGTGCGACGCAGTAGTAGGACTCGTTAACAACGCCCTCGTCAAACAGGACCTGTGCCGAATTGATTAGACAAGTGGGTGTGTTCTTGTGCTGGTTATCAATCACGAGACGAGCCGCCAGCTTACCGTAGTTCGGATGGTACCGTGCCTGCATCATCGCACACGTCTCAGCGGCAAACTCGTCCAGCTCAGACGTCTTGATCTCGTCCTGAATTTGATTACAGACCTTCTGTGCGACCAAATCAGGGTTGACATGTGCAAGTCCCTCCGCAAGCTTCTGAATGCGAGTGAGGACCTCGTTGAAGGAGACGGGAACACGATCGCCGTTGCGCTTGATTACGTACATATGGTCAGACATTCTCGCTACTGTATGTACCATCCTTACCTTTAAGCGGGTAAAAGTTACGCAAACCATTTCATCTTCAGCGATCGGACTCGATATAGATATGGAGAACAGAGTACTCCGGTTTTACGAACTGCATAACAACAAATGGTTTCACATAATGAATTGGTCGCTTGATGTTATCAAGACACGACGCAAAAAGGAACGGTCCATGCTGGTAAAATACGGATCGTGTCTTTACTTTTGAATATCCGTTTGGATCGTCAAAAGTACCGCATACGGGGCTCGAACCCGTGACCCTGGAGTTAAAAGCTCCATGCTCTACCAGCTGAGCTAATACGGTGGAGTGCGACACGCGGGAATTGAACCCGCGACTACGGCTTCATAAGAGCCGTGCTCTACCAGGCTGAGCTAGTATCGCGAAATACGCCATGTGGGGATTGAACCCACGGCCTTGGGGTTAGAAGCCCCACGCTCTATCCACTGAGCTAATAGCGCAAAAAAATGTGTGTTACCGATACCGGGAGTCGAACCCGGGCCGAGGCTGTGAAAGAGCCCTATCCTAACCGCTAGACCATATCGGTGTGTGGCAATGCTCGGGATCGAACCGAGGCTCAGAGGTTCAAAGCCTCTTGTCCTAACCACTAGACTACATCGCCGTATGTTTTGCGTGTGATGTGTGTAAGCTCTAGAAGCGCGAGCCAATGTCGAACAGCGATCCATTGTGCTCGTAGTTCGGAGCCGTGTGGACATAGGTCGCGCGACCATAGTGCTCCACATCCTCCCAGTTGGACAGGTCCGCCTCCTCGTCCAACTCCTCGTTGCACTTGACCCGCTTCGTGCGAATCTTGCGCTTCACTGTGGTCCATCCCTTACTATCCCACCCCATCAGCGGGTAGCTGGAAATCGGGTGGATGTCTCCACCCTTGAGGATGACGTGGTATGCCGGGTCCATCCGACACGTGCGGAGCGCCTCGGCGTACTCCTTGATATCCTTCTCGTTGCTGACGATCTTGCGGGCGAACTCAAGGCAGGACTCCATGCTGGTGTTGGCTGAGGTAGACATTGTAAATTGCTTCCTACTGTCTTTTCGTTTTTTCTGCGCGGATCCATTTTGGACGGTCTACTGCCTCTCACTCGTCAGCAACTTCATTTCTACATGGGCCGACTCCATTTCCTTCACAAACAAGCTCATTGCATAGGGCATGGCAATCTTATCGGGACTCGTATCCAGTCGCCCAGATGCCTTGTCAAACTGAATTTCAGCTCCATCGGACCGATCCATGAAACTTTCGTGAAGAAACTTGGACATGCCATGGGCGAGCATTCCATCTCGCTCCATCTCTCCGATGGCCAGTCCGCCGCCCTGTGCACGACCATGCAGAGGTTGGTGCGTGAGAAGTGTCTTCGGGCCTGTAGATCTGTAGTTGATCTTGTCCTCCACCATGTGCTTGAGGCGCTGGTAATAAATAGGTCCCATGAAAATATCCGCCTGCATCATTTCGCCGGTCTCGCCGTTATACAGAGTTTCGTGACCGTGCGGTTCAAATCCTCGCAGGATCATTTCCGTCCTCAGATCACTCACGCGCTTGGAGGTGGTAAAGGGTGTTGCATCAATGAAGGTTCCAATTTGAAGACCAAGTTTGTTGCTCATGGCTTCTAACAATTGCCCAATGGTCATGCGAGTGGGCATACCGTGGGGATTGAAGAGAAGATCGGGCCGCACGCCCGCAGCCGTAAAGGGCATGTTCTCTTCATCCATCAGTTGACCGACTGTGCCCTTTTGCGAATGACGAGATGCCATTTTGTCACCAGGAACCGGCGACCGCTCTTCCACGATGCGGATCTTGACACCGTTGGTGCCGTCTGACATGGAATACCGATAAATACCATCCACGCGCCCATGTTGTCCGCGCTTGGGGAGTTCCGATGCATCGCGCCATCCCTTTTCCTGCCCCTCCGAATCCGTGATTGGTGTGACAATGCCAACGAGCACAGTTTTCTCATCTACGATTGAGTTCAACTTGATTATGCCATCTGAATCCAGCATTTCGTAAGATGCATCTTCCTTGCGCTTTACGGTGTCCATGTACTTGGGGTTCGTTGCAGGATTGGCGATCATTGTGCGAATGGGCGGCTTCACAGATGGATCCAGCAGAGACTCGCGAATGTCGTAGGAGTGGAAGTAGTGTGTGCGAAACAGCCCACGTTTGAGCGCTGCCTTGTTTATGATCACCGAATCCTCCTGATTGTGGCCTCCGTAGACTGTGAACGCAACCAGCACGTTTTCGCCATACGGCATGCACCCACCGGCGCCCATGATTTCACGATACATCCACGTATGCGAGATGGGTTTCTGCGGGTTCACGGTAATGGACGCAATGGTGTCAAACCGCTTGTTGTAATTCGTGTGATACCATGCGCACGCCTGTTTTTGCTGAGCAGTCGCAAAGTTGTTGCGTGTTCCCGGATTGTGATCCAAAAAGGGAACCAAGTTGGACATTGGAGAGATACAGAACGACATGTGAAGTTCAGACTGCAGAGTGGGGTGAAACGGTTCCAACGAAAACCGAGACACGCCCGACTCGGCTGCATCTACATAGTCCACTAGTTTCATGATATCAGACCACGTCTTGGCCGCAAGCACCTTATCCTCTGTGACTCCTTCCCGATACACAGGCCGAATTGGGCGTCCGGCATCACACGTAATTGTATACACATTCTCCAGCCGATTCCAGGCCAGGCTGACGTCAAATCGGATCTCACCCTTGCGACGCAGCTCCACGAGTTTCTTGTGAAGTGCCTCCGTGTCCTTCACACAAAGTCCAACGAGATCAGAGTTCACATACACTCGCGTCCACACCGGATCCCACGTAGACGGATGGATGTCTTCAATTTTTCGCACAAAGTCCAGCTTCAGAAGAGCATCCCGAACGAGCGACGAAGGGAACGCCGTGGAGACACGTGCCAGGATTGTCAGTGCCTTCAGGTGACCAACGCCCGAACCGTCAGGAGAATCAATCGGACACATCAGTCCAAACTGCGACGCATACAACCGGCGAGGAGGTGCCGTGTTCATGGACGGATCAATCTGCAGAGACGTCCGACGAAGTTGGGACAGGTAGCTTATGTAGGAAAGACGACTCAGCTCTTGCGAAATTCCATCACGGCCACCCCACTGTCCCTTGAAGGACTTTGTGAATCCATTCATCAGGCGATAGCGCTTCCAATAGGTACCCACAGTCTCCCGCTCTACAAGTTTGGATAAATTGGTTCCCTCATACGTCTTGCGCTCATACTGAACCCGAGAATCCAACTTGAGAAGCATTTCTTGCGCAGTCTCTCGGTAGAGCCGACGAAACTCTTGGAACAAGAGATTTCCTGACGTATCAAAGCGCTTGTACTCAAGGTTATCACGATCAGACGGAGGCCTGCGTCCAAGGGACACGTCAATTGCCATCTTGACCATCTGCGCAAGAAGGTAGGCCTTGCGACGAAACACTACACCCGGCTTATCGGACTTTTCAATGTGAGGGAACATGAGGTCATAGATATTTTGAATGACTTCGGAGGGATACTTGCGCTTCGTCAGGCGCACCAAGACGTCAAGATTGCTTCCAGCTTGTTTGAGAAACTGAACGTGGCTGAGAATAAGCTGGCGAATCGTGTCGTCGTATGCAATCCGATCAGGATCCGGGACACCTGCAAGAATGAGATCATATACATCGTGATCTGTTGTGACGCCCAGGGCAGCAAACACGCTCATCACGGGCACCGGATCTTGAAATCCCGGGAGCGTGATCACGAGCGATCGCTGATTCAGCTGCCTCTCCGGATTCGCCAGCTTAGGGTCGTCGATAACTGCAGACGGCGGTCCAAGCACAAGGTAGTGCGAATACGGACCCTTTGCTGCGTCTTCGGACACGGACTTGATGCCAACATATGTCTCGGTGTCTGCCCCGAACTTATCCGTCTGAATAAACTTGTCTTCGCTCGTCTCTCCTTCCAGAGTTTCATCCACATTCGCAAGTGAAACAGCCTTTCTCTTGCGAATGCCTGAATACATCATGTTGTTACCGAGAAGCTCCTGCGTGAGCAGCACGCGCTCCTTTCCGTCAATAATAAAGTAGCCGCCAAGTTCGTACTTGCACTCGCCAATTTCGTAGCCATCCATCGCGCTCAAGTAACAACTCTTGCTCCGAAGCATCAGCGGAATCTCTCCAATGACAATGTTCTCAAACGTCTTTGTCTCGGTCTTTCCGTCTCCAAACACATACTCAAAGACCACATCTGCCTTGAACGTCAGCATATAGCTATTGTTGTCCAGGCGGCACGCATGAGGAACAATGGGACCGCCGTGTTCGTCCACGGGAGCCTCAAAGGACAACTTTGTTCCGTCCTTGCCGCCAATGTAGACGCGAATATACCGGGTCGACTTGTCCTTCTCTACAAGCTCAAGCTGATACGGGTTTGAGACCTTGACAAAGGTGGGGATGCTCGTCTCTAGCATTGCATTGAACGAGGCAAGATGGTGATCAACCAGCGGGAAGCTTGTGTCCTGAAACAGTGTCCTGAGGACGTGTCGGGGACCCTCCATTGTGTTTGAGAGCAGTAAGCATTTTCTCTAGAAAGACGAAGAAGGAGTATGTGGAGTGAAACCCGCCGTCCCGAGTTCCTGTCTCAGGTGATTGGGCACAGCGATGTCAAGGAGCGCCTGTCGTCCTACTTATCCACGAAGCCGTACCGCGACGTTCTTCTTCTTCATGGTCCTCCGGGCATAGGAAAAACAACCATGGCGTTAGCTGCGGCTCGATCGGCGCACATGGAGCCGCTTGAGATCAATGCCAGCCAGTCCATGCGCAGCCACGAAGACGTAGCTCAGCTGGTTAATTCGTGTCGTCATACACGTACATTAACATCCCTCATTCGAGGAGATGATAAAGCCATGTGTTTGATTTTAGATGAGGTGGACGGGTCTGATCCCCATGCGCAGAAAAAATTGACCGAGTGGATGACAGGCAACGACCGCCGCGTCCCTGTGATCATGACCTGCAACGAGGTGCCCAGAATTATGAAGTCTGTGGAGCGCATTGCGTTGGTTAGATGTTTTCCTCCAAAACCCTCTGATCTTCAGGGGTTATTTCCTGGAGAAGATGCTGCAGAACTTGCAAAACGATTCAAACACGATGTTCGTCGGATCCTCCAGTTTCTACAGTATGGTTCGTCGGATTCGCTCCCACAAGCCACGCGGCCAACCGATTGCTCGCCGGAGGTGTCGTGTATCCTGGCACAGAAGCTGTGGGTGCAGACGGACCTGTTTCGCGAATGTCGTGACGACAATTCGGGCAGTGGACACTCTGCGTGAACCACTCGGAGATGCACTCGGTATGAAACCGGTGCCCACAATGCGTAAGGCGAGTATGGGCAGGAGCAAGTGCGTCCTGGCAGATGGCACAGTTGTTGGATGCTGCGTCGGGAACATTAGCGGTCTCCGTGGCCGAAGCAATCTGAGCCGCCGACGGGTGAACAACAACCGGGTCATTCCATCCGACAGGAAATGTCAGTGGAATGGTCGCAGTATACTGTACCGTGCGATTGCTCCGGATTGCATTCATGCGAAGGATGCCCATGACAGCTGCATTGTTCCGCTGATGGGTTTCCATGATTCTCTCACGGTGTTCAGGTAAAAAACGAAGAGTCTGATAGAACTGCCGATCCGTCTCCATAAGACTGTGAAGCACATCTAGCGTAGTGATTTGACCGTCGCCCTCCATTGGGTTCTTTGCGAGTTATACACGAAAGCTCTTTACTTGCGGAAGAAGGTGGCAATGCTAGGCTGGCCAGTAAACCGAGGCGACTTCAGAAACATGATAGATTCAAGATGGGTTGCCTTCTTGTCCAAGACCGCAAGAGTGGCTTCTTCTTCGTCACCCCTGTGCTTGACAAGCATCTCCTCGTGGATTATCCGATATGACTTTCGGGGCGGAAGGTATCCATCAAGCTCCTCAATGCACAGCGCAAAGAGCTGAGCCACAGGGTTCTGAATTTGATTTGTAACGTAGAAGTTGACATCCGGCTTCAGCTTGTGGGCTCGCACATAATCCACGTGCTCAATCCGATCTCCCTGCTTGGCCTTGTCCTTGTTTTCCGCCACATAGACGAACTGAACCCGATCGCCCACCTTGGGCGCCGTACCTGGATCACGAGATTCCATGCGGTCTGCTAGAACACGGTGGGCGGGAAGTGTGGCACGGCCCTCGTAGTTCTTTTCCATGGCTGCATAGTCATCGCGCAGTGACTTGCTGAGAATGAACTTCTCAAGAGGCAGCTTGTTTTCCAGGATCTTGACCAGCATGTCCTTGACAAATCCCTGAGCCTTCTGAATGTCTCGCTCTAGCAGGAGAATATCCAGTGCGCCTCCAAAGACGTCCTTGACAATCGGCGCATTGTCTCGTCTCTTCAGAACCACACCCATGGTCATTCGCTTGGCCTTTGCGGGGTTCGGATCCTCTTCATACTTCATTCCAACGTATCGCTTGCGACAGAAGAGGATGAATGGATAGAACGTTTTCTCGTATGCGATTTTGTAGGGCCGTCGCATTTGCTTCGAGATGGAGACACCGCAGTCAATCCCCATTCGGATGGATTCGGAAACACTCTTGGTGGGGAACTTGACGAATATAGAGTCTGTGTCTCCGTAGACCACATCGCCTCCGAACTCGGTTTCGGCGACGCTTCGGGCGAACTGGAGAGCTCGGCGCCCAGCAGCGGTGGTGCAGGCGGCAACGTAGACGTTGCGAATGGGGGAGGTTCGCGCACCTGATTGCCCATAAACAGAGTTTGCAACGACCTTGTAAGCAAGCTGAAGGCCGTTGAACACAGATCTCTGAGACTCGTCATATTGTAAATCCTCCATCTTCTGTTTGAATTCCTTTCGCTTCTTCAACAGAATCTCAAGCGTCTTGGGCAGAACACCTTGCGTCATTGGGTTGTCATTCGCCTGAACAAAGGTACACACTGTCTTGCCTCCTTCCTCCTTGTTGTCATAGTCAATCTCTTCAAAGACATAACCCTTTGCTTCCAGCGCCTCAATCTCATTCTTCTGTAGCCCACACCGCTGAACCGTGAAGCCTTCGGCATCCACCATTCGCGTGGCCACCCACGTATCCGGAGACAGATTGTAGGCAATCATGTTCGTTGGATACAGAGAGTTGAAATCCAAGACCGAGACCGGCTGATCTAGATACATTCCAATCTTGGGTGGAAGCACAATGGCACCCTCGTATCCAATCCCTTCTCCGCCAACTGCCTCTTGAGTCTGAATGATCTGATCACGCTGCGATGCGTAGTACACAACGGCCGAGAAGATCTTGATTCCCTGCCCCCGGGTCAAGACAAACTGCATTGGGACCTTGCAGACATCCGCCATACCACGGGCATTGACAATCGTATCAAGCTTGCCCATGAGTGTCGCCACTAGGTCACAGTCCTGAATACAGTAGCGAGCCACACGGGCCCGACCCTCAGGTCCACCACGCCGATGAAGCTCAAACATCTCCTGCGGAGACACGTCGTCCTTGGAGAAGGACCACTCCAGGTGCTTCATTTGCTCAGGAGTGAACTCTGCAAAGAGGTCCCGATCACAACGAATCCGAAATCCCTTGGAGGTGACATCCCACACCTCAAATTTCTCTCCATCGTACACCGGGTCGTTCGTATTGCCAACCAACTCAAACCGAACGTAATTCCCGATACGCAGACCCCGAGTGCTCTTGGTCGCCACAAATTTATCCGCGTAGGAGATCACCTTGTCCCGCAGGAATGTAAAGGCGACATTGTCCAGCTTGAAGTTGTCCAGGTTGTGCTCTCGGCGCATATTCAGCAGAAGATCAATCCCTAGCCGACCTCGCAGAGTAAAGTAGCGCAGGTCAAACTTCCCTGCCGCCAACTCGGTCTTTTGCGTGGCGAACTTCTTGTCGCCCCAGTTGGACTCCACTGTCTTCACACGCGAAATCTCAAACTCCTCCCGGATGCCGAGCTTGTCAATCCGTCCCTCAATGTAGGCGTCATCAAAACCAAAGATGTTGTAGCCACACAGAATATCGGGATTACGAGTGCGAATCTCCTCCGCAAACTGAAGGAGCATGTCCGCTTCCGTGTCACAGGACACGAACTCAACCGAGCCGTCCCCCGAGTCGGCCACTTCACCCAACACAAAGACCACACGTGCCGTCGGCGTGATCATATCCGTTGATCGGCGATACGAGACGCCGATCTGAATAATCGGGTCCTTGGATGCAACCGGAAACTGATTGGACTCACCCGCCGGACACATTTCCAAGTCATACGAGGCGACAAGAAGAGGAATGTTTGCATCACATGTCTCCACGTTCGTGTACTGACAGGTGTAGAACGCATCCACATAATACAGCCGCTCTCCATCCTCGCTCTCGGGAATGTCCATCTCCGAGGCCTTGCTGCACTTCAGAGGCGACGCAGGGCCCAGATGCTTCTCGTGAAAGAAGCGCAGAAACGGAGGCAGATTGCTTTCGTACTGGACACCCTTGAGCACAGACTTGCCGGCCTTGAAGGAGGCCAACGTCTCAAACTCCACCTTCCATACATTCGCATGCTTGATGTCATTGAAGCCAGCCATCGTATCGTACTTCTTGACCTGCGTGGCAACAGGATAGGGATTTTCGGCGATGTTCTTGCTCAGCTTGAATGCGTGGACCTCCTTGCCCTTGTCGGGACCAAACTTCTGCACCCACTTCTTGTTGGATGCCTCGTAGACGGCGAAGATGTCAGGCTTCTCTGATGTGAAGAAGTAGGGCCGAAACCCAGTCAGTCGCACACAGACGACTTTCTTGTCTTCGCAGCGCCCAAAGACATCAATGACGTAGGTTCCGTGTACATCGTGCTCATGCCAATCAATAGGTTGGAGGATCATTTCGGGCTATTGTTCTTTACCTTGGAGTCTCTCTGTCCGTTTTTTCTGTGCGACAAGGTAAGAGATGTTCTCCACAAATAACCTTGAATGGTTCAACGCCCCCACGCGCATCCGCTCGGATGAGTATGACCAAGCTGCAAAGTCGGTTGGAAATACGTCCACACTGACCCGTCAGACCACGGGCATGGAGTCTGCATGCTCCGACACACTGAACCCGGCGGCGGCCATGGCGGATCAGCCCGGCTTCATTGCTATCGGCGGATTTGGTCAGCCGGGGGGTGGCTGTGCGGTGGATGCCAACACAGATCTGAAGTGGGGTATTCCGGGTGCATGGCGGCAAAAGGGCAAGCACGAGCTTTGGGCCCGTCCGTTTGCCACGACGCCCAACCTTGGCGGTGGCGAACCGACGGCAGTGGACGATGAGTCTCATCTGATTCACTCGGCCATGATTCGCAATCGCAAGGAGGCAACGACCGTCATGGACACTGCAATTCCTAACTATTACCAGCCGCTTATTGACATCAAGCAGTCCGAATATTCTAACCCTTCGAATTGGATCTACGACTGGACCCGTGGCGGAGACGCAACGCGCCTGGTTCAGAAAAAACGTGATGATGTGTCATAATAATGAGACTTGTATTCTTTGCTGGACGGATGCCCGACTTGTGCGGCGCGTTTCTCCACGATATTGATCTTGCAATTGAACTGGAAAAAAGGGGTCATGATGTAGTCTTTATGGCCCTTGAAGTTCCAAAAGTAGGTGTTAACGGCGGACTCTACAGAGGATTCAAGTATATGCATTTCTCAGCTGGGGGCAAGTACTTGGATGTCAGCGAGGGGTGGATTTGTCCCCACGCACCTGCGTTGCCCGAGGTTCGTAAACTGAATGCCCGTGGCTACAATCGTCCAATCTTGACCACATGCCACTACGATGGAAACTACTTGGCCATTGTTCGGAACAATCCGGGCCGCAAGGTTCAGTGGGTTGAGATGATGATGTTCATCAATTCGATTATGGAGCCGAACTACAGGAAGAACGTAAATCCTTGGCCTCCGAATGTGATGCGCACGGCGACCGTTCGCCCTCTGATGCACGAGAACAAGATCCGAATTGATGAAGAGTTCCAGGGAGACTGTATTACGCTCGTCAATGCAAATCAAAACAAGGGCGTCACTCAATTTATTGCCATGGCTCGTCGCATGCCGGATCGCAAGTTTTTAGGTGTCATTCCGTATTATGGTGAACTCACGGTTCCCGCGGCGCCCAACAATATTGAATGGGTTCCGTTTGATGACGACATTCGGACCATTCTCAAACGAACTCGGATTCTTGTGATGCCGAGTTACTATGAGAGTTTTGGGCGTATTGCGGTTGAGGCAATGTACAACGGCATTCCCGTGCTCTATTCGAAACCCCTCCCAAATCCCAAGCAACCAAGTGGGACTACAGAGGGACTTCATGCATGGATTTCTCCTGCAGGTGTTTCGTGTGAGCGAGAGAACATTGATGAGTGGATGTCTGCAATCACCACCTTAGATGACCAGGACGTCTACACGGCGCGTTCGTTGATGTCCCGGGAACATATTACTAAGATGAACCTCTTTACTGAAGGGGCTCGGATTGCTGGATTGGTTGAACAGTTTGTACGGGATTACCCGGTGAAGATTCAGACACCTCTTCAGCAGCAGATAGCGGCAGAATCACAGATGCCTCAGCAGACGGCAACGCGGATTGTTGAGCCGGTGGGGCGGATAGGATTTTCGAGTGGGCGACTGAGACTACAGCGTTAACTCTATCCTGCAACCACCGTCCGCGCGCACACAGCGCAATCTGCTCGGGATCCATACCTGTGTCCACCTTGGGCTTGGCAGGAATATACTTGTTCCCTGAAATCTCTGGGTTTGCAGGGATAAGTGCAGAAATGGCATCAATCACGCTTTCGTTCATCAACAGTGCGCGATTTGCTTCCTCGCGGGTGCATCCTGTCATATGTTGGACCATGCTGACGTCGTCCATCTTTTTCTTGATTACTTGTAATACCTGAAGATGCGTTTTGTTGAAGATCTGTGCCCACCTGCTCTGCTCTATGCGATTTTCTTAGTGATTCAACTTGGGTTTGATGCGTCCCTAGGAATGTGGGCGACTTTCTTGATCAAGCTGGTCGTCGGCGTTGCGGTTGTTCTGGTGCTTGATATGTTCTGCGGAATTGGTCTTGGAGTTGTGTCTTGGTTCCTGGTGGCGGCCCCGTTCATCATTACATCGCTGGCCACCGCGATTGCCATGTCGTCTGACTTTGATACGATTGTGATCGGGCAGGTTACGAAAGAAGGGTTCCTGGCCGACAAAAAAATGGAACTCGTTCCGGCTGACTCAAACGAGATAAGCTAAAATGACGCCCGCCTTCTTCTTTATCGTTCGCCTCTATTCTGCACTCTGCACACTCGTCAACTGGATCTTTGGACCTGTGCCCAAGGATCACGCAATCAATTACAATGTCCTCTCAGATGACTACGATGTAGATGACCTAGCACATATGGATCGTGTCCCCGAGGATTCCATCTACATTGAGGAGTGGATCAAGACAAACCGCAAGCGCTGTGTGCTCTTCTACGAGGGAGAGGCGATTACACGGGAGACATTCGATCCCTTTGAGGACGAGCCGTATGTTCCCTGGATTTGGATCGGAGATAAGAAGACGGAGGTTGACCTTACGAATGCCATGCAGAAGTACATGGCAGTTGGCAACGTCATTCGCCTTGACCTCATTCTCCACATGATTCAGGTCCACTACGACACGGAGATTATGTACATCGATGCTCGGACATTGGAGGAGGTAAAGTTTCCGGCATCGGGAGTAAGGATCGTCGCTGCAAATGGCAACAAGAATACCCTTGCCGCCTAAGCCGTTCAAAGTTGCTGAACGATACATTCAACTTCAAACAAAGTGTGCGCCTACCTCGTGGATGGAGACCGCCCGAATGGTAGGCGATATGATTGTGGTGCCAATCATACTTCTATTTTTCATTGCCATGGGGACCGCTGACCCGCTCACAGTTGCCATGAACAGTATGAAAGCATACCAAGCATGGGAAGAGTATATCGAGTACACGCGCCTTCGCTTTGAAGTTCAGGCCATGCTCTTACATTGCCAATCAGTTGGAGGGCCGTTCATTGTTACGAACGATCCCAAATATATGCCTTATGTACTTGCGGATGCCGTCTACCGGACGTCGCAGGGCTCCTAGCGAGTGCCCGTCGGGATGGCAAAGGGGCCACCGACAGGGACATTGGACTCGTATCCGACATAATCCGCAATGCCGCGAGATCCTGATCCGGTAAATCCGGCACCCACCGAACTAACCGACCCGCCGCCCCGCATCGAGCGACGACGACTGCGGTGCTTACGACGAGAACGGCGACCACCATTGTGCTTGCCCCTGCGTCCTACGACGATGTCACCTACGGGTCCATCCGGACCGGGCGCCGAGGCAAGCGGTGCCCTATCACATTGTCCGAGGGGTTTTCCGTCTCGCATCGGGTTCTCGATACCCTCAGAGAAGTTTATAGGGAGGGAGGGAAACCCAATCGATTCCGCCACCCAAGACTCAGGGCGCGAACCACACTCAGATTGAAGCACTAGCTTGTTACCATCTGCGGCATACATAGGCTCTCCCGCACCTCCACGACGGCGACGAGACCGGCGGCGGCGACCACCCATCGGCTTGTACGGCGCACCACCGACGACCGACGTCAAGTTCGGGACATACGAAAGGGCGCCCACGGCAATCGGGGCACCTACGCCATACCCATTGCCTCCACGCATTTTACGAGAACGGCGACGACCACCCGTGTTTGAGCAACTCATTTACTCTACAGTCGGAAGATAAACGCCGATCGACCCAGGAACTCCGTCGTACTGTTCAACTCCCCGAACATGCGTGCCTACAGGGGCGTCTGCAATTGGCATCAAGGCTACAAGGTCCGGAAAATGAAAGAGCTCTAGCAGCTCGGCGATCTTTGCCTGTCGCTCAGCAAACGTCAGTGTCTCGTGAATACGAGTTCCGTTCAAGACCAGGACATCATATACGATATAGCTCTTGGGCGCCAGTCGAACGACTCGAAAAATGGTATCACAACAGAGTCTCTCATCCATGACCAAAGCCAGAGACTCTGGACGTTCTCCTTTTGCATTTGTAAAGTATGCATGGGCAGTACCGTTTACATCATGCGTCAGGTAAATCCATCCGGGTGTTCCACTATACTGAGGCACCTGACATGGGTCCGAGATTGGGGATCCCTTCCTTGCTAGAGGAGACAGCCGATAGAAGGCTTTCATACGTTGGAACATTTGTAGGGAGAGTTACTTCCTTCTCCTTGGGCGCTTCGCTGAAAGCGGGCTGAGAGGTGCGAGCCGGACCCGGATCACGTGTATCTACGGGAGGAGGCAGCTTTGTTGTCACCAGCGGAACCTCGGGTGCCACGGGCGGTTCTTCAAATCGTACTGTCGGGACGGGTGCAGCAACAGGGACAGGAACCGGAGCCGCCACCGGAGCCGGAGGATACATTGTCTTGACCACGTAGAAGACAGCAATGTGAATGAGTGCAATCATTATCAGCGTAGATGTTCCTACGGAGAGGATGCTCCAGACGTCCATTTACATATTGGAGACCTTTTCTAAGCATAGAACAAACCGCAATGTCCGAGTCTACACAAACAGCTACCGTGGAGGAAGTGAAGCCCGTCGTTGTTCCGGAGCCGGTGGTGGCGGCAGTGGCTAGCGCTGTGACGTCGGTGGTCCCTGATGCGCTCAAGGGAGATGTGGAGAAGATTGTCAAGGACGTTCTCAAGACAGCCATCAAGGAGCTGCTTGATGAGCTCAGGAAGTCGCCCCTTGGAAAGCTGGACAAGGATGGAGATGGTGTCATCTCTGCCGCTGAGGTCAAGGAGGTTGTGACGGAGCAGGCTCAGAAGCTCGGCTGTGCCCCGTCTTGCACGATTTCCTGAAAGAACCACGTATCCGTTCCAACCGTCTCCTTCCACACTCGCGGTGATGCAGAATACAGTGTAAGAGTTACGGTTTCGGTGTGATAAACTCGCGAAAACACATCCGCTTCATGCGGACGACTAAAAAAAGAATAGGTTCCATCTTGGTTCACCTGGATAACTTCCAGTGTTTTTTCATATTCGTTATACTTACCAAAGCCGGTATATAAATACCGGGTTTCGTAGGTTACTCCCTTCTGTGTAGCGTAGGCTGCAGGGACGTCAGACTGAATCGTAATCTTCATTACTATACTGGCACGGTGTTTGCGAAAACCAAAGAGGTCAGCAAATCATTGCTCGCAATGGTATCGTTCATCTTCTTCGTGACATCCACAAGCGCAGTGTGGAGAACGGTCCACTTCTCAGGGTCGTTCATATACTTTGTCGTTCGCGTGCGGCCATCCGGAAAGGACTCCACCAACTCCGACTCGGATGCACCCGACAGATCCATATAGACACGGAGCTGAATTTCGTCGTACATTGGAACCGCCGGCCACCACCGAGTTCGGGCCTTGGAATCCACGATGCGATTGTGCTCCTTCACATATCCATCCGTGCGCCCCACTAGCTTGAACGAACCATAGTCCTTGCGGAAGGTCATTGTGTTTCGGTCGGCAACAACAACATCCTTCTCCTTCTCATACGTATCCAGGATAGCGGCCTCGTTGTTCGTCCCGCGCTGACGCTGAACTGCGCCCCGCACCTCTCCAACCAGCATAGAGCGGATCTCGGGCTTGAGCTCCGAATGACGAAGATCAAGGACCATTCGGGCCTGGGTCTCCACATCCGCTAGCGTATCGGTAATGTCCGTGAGACCCACGCAGGCCCGAACCCCTGCCCCGACAATGTCCCGTACCGCCGATGTACGAAGAATAGCATCCTTGACCTTTGACACACTGATACGTCGCTCCTTGGCCTCAATATCCGCAATGCGATACTTTGTAGTGAGGTTCTTGGAAAGAAGATCATACATGACCTCATGGGGAGGCTGGTATGCGTGCAGACCGATGAGACCGGCGACCTTGGATGCGGAGATTTCGGGAATGTAGGGCAGCATTTTAAGGTAGACTGCCTGCGAAAAATTGGTTCCATTTTGGCTACGCAAAGCTCTTTTGCATACGGACAATGGCATCGATCCATCCCGGCATTCCCTGTAGAACATTAGAGACAGCAAGGGTGTTGCCCGCAACAACCGTTGCGTCAAACGTGGTTCCTTCACAGACAATCAGAACTGCAGCGATGAGCAAGTGTTGTTTGGACTTTGCGTCGGTTGGGCTCCACCGCAGACAGTACATTTTGTACAGGACATCAATGACTGGTCGGGCGGTTGCTTGGGTCTGCTTGCGGATTGCATCCCAAAAGATCCAAACGGGGTGAGCTCCGTGGGGTTCGGAGACAAACTCGTCAAATCGGTTGGCAAAGATGAGAGCTTGCTTGCTCTGTTTCTTGTGTTCTCGGCAGTACGCAAAAATCCATGCCATCCAGTACAGTGCACGAGTGGCATCTCTGACATCAGACCGCAAGCAGTAGATGAATTCGTTGATCGGGACCGCCACGGGTAGGGGATCCGCGGGCCGAAGTGAGAGCCGGGCAAACAACTGTGACGGGGCTTTAAGATGTTCCTGAATGGTCTGAGGATCAAAATCATGCAGAGGCTTGATTGTAGGAAGAGAGGGTAATTTGTTTTTCCGGCACCCGGCGAGTGTTGCCGCGACTTCGCAGACAATATGACGAACATCGATGTTGTTGCGAATAGATGTCATTGTGCCGACCGTGAATGCGCTTTCAATTGGCGCATATCGTTCATAGGCTGAGGCCAGATAGAGAAATACGTTTGGGTTTGCGCGGTTAATGTGAAGAGCCGCTGCATCAAAAAGAGTTGCCCATAAGCTATGAACAAGTCCTGAGCAAAGAAGTTCAAGCGCCCAGTAGCATGCGTAATCTGCGTGACCAAGCTGCACGTTTTGAAGGAGAACCTTCACGACGTGCGACCGAGGGTGTCCACAAAATGTTGTCTTTTGAAAGTCGGCCACGGTCCGCGAATCAGTGACTTCCATTGTCTTCCTGTTTTAGTTGATCTGATCGGTTTATACGCGTGGAGGCGGGGGCGCAGCCGCCGCCGGCGGTCTTCCCCACATATCAAAGGGCGCGTAAGGACCATAGTCCCTACGCGCCGGTCTTGACCGAGCAAAGTAGCGAAGAAGAAGGAAGATGCAGACCAGAGTTGCAATGGCAATCATCCAATTCAGAACAACCTCAATCCACGAAACCGTTGCCTTTGTTGCGTCCACTTGGTTCTTCTTGTCGATGTTGATCTGATTCTTGATATTGTCGACCTGCTTTTGGAATGTTCGAACAGAAAAAGCCAAGTCATCCTTGACGGTCAGGACCTTGTCTTTCAACCCATTGATCACCTGAATGGTGGATGCTTGTTCTGTCTGCTTTGCCTTCAGATTGTTATACTGAGACACAAGACCATCGATGATGGGCTGAGCCTTTGTTTGTGCAATCCGCTCCCTCTCCGTTTCGGCCCATCCATCGCCCTGAGTCGCCGTATAGTACGCAACACGAGCGCTCTGATATGCGTCCTCTCCCGCCGGTGTTCCACGGGCATTTTCGGCTGCTTGAAGGGCGTTAAACAACTGTTGTCTTCTAGTTGTTGTTCCAACTGTTGCATCTGCAACAGCAAGACGTTGAGTGAATGTATCGTATGCATTCACAAAATTAGGACCCCAGTTTATGTAGCTCGTTCCAGTTAGACTTTCGTCCGTCTCAGGAGCGACGGATGTAAGCCCAAAGGATGTAATCGTTGCTCCATTCGAATCCTTGGCGACACAGGATGGCACGCCCTCGACGATTTGAAGTGTATACAGAGGCGGCGGGCAGTTCACCACACATGCGCCCTGTGATATTACGAATTCAAGCGGACAGCCCATTATCTAGTAGATAGATAGATTCCGGCTGACGCTCCAACACACAGGGTAAGGAAAACAAGATAGGATGCATATTCAGCCGGAACAACCAAGAACTCAACCAAGGCCAGCAGTATTGTGAACAACACAGTCTGGATAACAGCCAGACTCGGTGCATTCAGAATTGCCCTCTTTGTCTCTTCAATCGGAACAGGCTGCACTTTACGAGATCTCAGGCTTTCGGACACTTCTTTTAGTCGGGTGCTTACGTCCGACTCCACTGCATAGCCTGCATATTGGGATCGGATGCTTTCGTAACTGTCTGTCGTCATTGTTTAACGATTAGGAACAAAACTCTTGAATGCACCCAGCATCGGCAGGATGACACGCACGTCACGAGTCGCCTGCATATCGCGCCATCCAAGCAAGTTGGGGCGCGCAGCCTGATTCTGAGTTACATACGGAGCGAGCGTGCTTGACATCCGAACAAAGCGAGTGAATTCAGAGGCATCGCCAACCATTGCACGACGAACGCGAGGATTTACTTGACCAAAGGGAGATGTAGGCATTTTGTTTTAGGAGAGGGAATATAATGGGGGATGAAGTTGAAGATCAATCGGAGCAGCCGATGCCGCCGCCGCAAATCCGGACGTTCACCGGGATCCCCGATGAACTTCGGGCCGCTGTTGCTGCATATAGAACAAACTACGCGGCCTATACGGTGGCGCAAGATCCTGCTGCGAAGGCTGCATATAAGACTGCGTCGGACAGTGCCATGGCGGCAATCAACACGATCATTGCGAATGCATCGGCCGCATCTAACGCAAATACATCGTATATTCAGAACTTCATTGCCTCGTATCAAAATACAACCGGAGACATTGGAGAGCTGCAGGCACAGTCGCAGGCTATTCGGACGCAGGGTCCGGCTCTTCAGAATACCCTTGCGCAGACACAGCAGCTTCATTCCCGCGCCGTTGCTGCTGCGGACGAGACGTCTCTCTATGTCAAGGCGGGCATTGTGTTTGGATTGCTCATTGCAGCGGGCATTGTGGGGAGCTTGTAACCCCCGCTTCGCAACAAGAGGATAAAAAACATGAGGGCGGCAATCCCCAAGGCAAGGGCATACCAGAAAAAGCTTGACCTGAACACTGCATCATCGTGCGTCTGAAGCATATGGAGGGTCGTGTACTGATCTCTCTGTTCCTTCATGATAGACGCGTCGTTCTGAATGCCTACCAGCTGTTGAAGCAGGGCATCTCGATAGACAGTAATGTCTCTCGCACTGTCCTTTGTTGAGGCCAGTATCTCTGCCATGCGAGTCAAAAGCGCTGCAAGCTCTCTGTTCAACTGTTGAATCTCAGGAAACTTTGTTGGGTCATTCGCAGCGATCAACGCATCGTACGTGGCACGCTTGGCTTCATATGACGTCTGTAGGTCCTCCATTATTACTGGGCGACATTTACATCCTCAACGCAGTAACGGTAGTAGAAACTGCGGCCGGCTGTGTCGGAATGGCGAGTTACCTCAATGACATCACCAGGAATGGCCCCGATCCACTTGACCATCGTATCCTGCGAGTCAATCCACGGCAGCTGGTTCTCCGGATTTGAGATCTTGAAGGTATCCAAGACCACCGTGCGCTCGGCATCTACGAGAACACGATGAGGCATTGCCATACGATGGGTCGTAATGTCGAACTGCAGCTGCCAAATATGAAACAGCGCAAGACGGTCCTTTGAATGAGACTTTGCCACCCGAAGCACATTCTCAGACGGCGGACTCATGGCCACAAGGACAATCCCGTTCGTATGGGCATTGTCCTTAGCAAAGTTGATCACGTTAGTAATGTCTGTGGAGAGGATTTTCTCCTTTTGGCTGAAACAAACGAGCACGTCCCCAATCGTATAGAGCGTCACCTTCTCCATCTTCTTGCTATCGCTCGTGAGTCGCTCGGTGTTGGTCTCAAGCTTGCGGCGCCCGAGCATGATGCGAAGAGTGTCAAGTGCCTTGTCCTCCATTGTGATATCTGCTCTCTTACAAACTAGGACATTCGTTTTTTTCGGGACTTTGAACAATGAAGCAGTGGGTTTGGTTCTTTATCGCAATTGCCGTTTTAGCATACGTTCTCAATCTGTTTGGTGTGGATCGGTTCTACGGCGGAGGTCCTGAGTCTAGATTTAACGATCGCAGCCAACAGAAACGCGCAATGGATCGCGAGGATTCCTCGTACGCCCAACAGACCAACCACTTTGTTCAGGACAACAGCGTAGGTGAAGCACTTGGCGTTGACACTCCTTGGCAGGTAAATCAGTTTAAGAGCCGTATGTGAGAAGAACCAATGATCGCAAAGACAAAGATCCCAAAAGCGCTTCGTGAACAAGTATGGTTGGTTTGCGTGGGACCCGTGTTCCAAACAAAGTGCAGGGTCTCGTGGTGTACGAATACCATGAACGTGTTTGATTTTCAATGTGGACACAATGTCCCCGAGAGCAAGGGTGGAAAGACAGATGTGAAAAACCTGATTCCCATCTGCTCTCGCTGCAATCTGAGTATGGGCAATCAGTATACGATTGACGAATGGACCCGCAAGTTTGCTGGCCCTCGCCTCTCATGCTGGACGTGGATTAAATATCTATGCTCAAGGTCTTAGAGGGCAGCGGCTCCGGCTTTGTTCCTTCTCTGCGGTGGCGCTCCACGTCATCCCAAAATGCCCGGAGATCAGGGAGGTGGTCTGACAGCCAGTTCGGGTCCTTCGGAACAAAGTCCTTCTTGATATCGGTCAGAACCCAATAGACATACTGATGCTCGTCGGTATGGGTGCTCTGCCATTGATGGAGCTCAACGGTATCCGGCTTGTAGTCCACCTTGCCGACAGGGTCAACCGCAAACACTCCCTTTGTGTCCGTGCTCTCGTCCCACTGGGTAAAGTTTGCCTGTTTGAACCGAAACTCCACATACTCACATTCGTCAATCCCCGTGCACTCCATTTGCATCTGCATTTGGTGCACGTAGTAACTTGGGAT